CCAGTACAGAACGCTGTAGATACAGGACTAGACTTTGGTAAGTGTCCAATCCACGATGAGCAAATGATTCAAAGGACTAGCAACTCTACAGGCAAACTCTATACTTCACATATTCTTAACGGCAAGCACTGTTTTGGCAAGGAGCAGAGATGAAAACACTTTTAGAACAAGCCAAAGAACTCAGGAGACCTACGGCTTCTAAAAAATATACAGAAGATCACTACGACTTAGCTATTGCTTGGTTAAAAGGGCAGATAGGTCAAGCACAAGCCTCTAAAGTTCTAGGAACTAATAATAGTTATGTTTATGTAAAATTAGCAACTATCTTAAAAGAAGCAGTAATTGTGGGCTATCTAAAGATAGAAACTAAAAAGGAGCAGGAATGACAGTCAAGAAGTTTGTAAAAAAGCTAACAGAGATTATAGATAATAGTGGAGACTTTGAAACAGACTTAATTGATATGGAAGAAATAAAGGACTTAGCAAAACTAGCGGGTTTTGATGATGTAATTTATGTTGCCGGAGAAAATGAAGATGAGGTTTTTGTTTTATCAGTGCAAAAAATAAAATGAACTCTACCAAAGAAACCCTTGAACTAATACTTAACAAGTGTAAAGACAAGGAATATATTGTTTCCCTAGACCTAGACGGACTTTCCCGTATGCAAATATCCCTAGCAACCCACAATGCTTTTCTAGGACAGATTGTTGCTGACTTAGAGAAGATTTCTAATGATAGAGAGGCTAGTTATGAATTCCAAAGAGAGAAAATCTATGCAACTCACAGGAAAGCCGGAGAAACTATTGCTGACTCTGACAACTACAAGAGGATAGAAGCCGAATCAGCTCGACAGTTAGCTATCAATGCTAACCACGACTGGAAAAAAATGGCTAACTTACGAAAAGATGTAATGAATTTAATTGAAGCAGTTAGATCCCGACTATCACTATTAAAAGATGAGAGAAGAATATCTAACGAAACACCAAACACTTGACATTATATAAACAATGTGTAATAATATTAAGTAATGAAACCTAATCGTAGAACAAAGTTTGACCAAGAAACAAAAGCAAGAATAGTAACTGACTACCTTGCCAAAGTACCAATTAAAGAAATACTAAAAAGATACAACATTGGCTCTAACGCCACTATTTACAGAATTCTAAAAGAAGATGCAAAGTCTTAAAAACACCAAATCCAAACCAATAGGCAGACCACCTAAACTAATTAGGAACAAGCCTTACAAATACTCTAAGAGAAACACAATCATATTCATTCTCTTAATAGTTATATTCTTAGTCATAGCCTTTAGATTAGGAGCTAGTACGGTTGCTAACGAACCTATCCAAAACGCTTCTGAGAGTGCATCTCTAGCTGAACCTACACCAACTAGACCACCTTTAACAGTATGTGATGATCACACACTACAGATAACCGATGGGGAGATAATCAAAGAGTGTTATGTAAACATCACTCCAACACCTACACCTGCCATTAAAAAGCAAAGTTTCTTAGAGAGTAGTGTATTCTTAATAACTAGAGAATATGGTATTCCTGACGCTCTGGTGGCTTCACAATGGGCATTAGAGGGTGGGCGTGTAACATCTAACCCACAAAACAACCTCTTTGGTCTTATGGTTGGAGGAAAACTAATTAACTACCCAAGTATTGAAGCAAATGTTCGTGATTATGCTTTGACTATTAAAAACATCTTAAAGGCTAAGGACTTCCACTTACCTCTAGCTAAAGACGAGATAATCCTTGCTCTCCAATCGGGAGACAAGCCTAGATATGAGGGACACAATCCCGACCCTATGACTTATGTATATACGATTAAAAGTCTACCTGAATGGGAACTATGAAACAACAAATACTAGCAAGAACCAAGTATTGTGATGGTTATTGGTTAAAATGGGAGACTGGATTTAATGATGGTTTTAGAATCTTGCCTGTAGATATTTTAGATAAAAAAGAACTTGAAAATGATATTCAAGTCATACTCGAAAATGATAAGGGCGAGAACTTAGGAGATGCAATTTGTCACTATGGTAGTTATGGGGTGGAAAATGGAGAATGGGAAGTAATGATTGATAGTCTGCCTAAAAATGGAGATTCTGTCAAAGGATACTTAAGCTTTAAGGAAGTACTAAAGTATTTTGATAAAAAGATTAAAAAACTATCACTATGAGAACATACGACAAGGTCAAACTAATCCTTGAAGAAGTACCTGCTACTAGAAACAGTGATAACTTACTGATATGGGTATATGCTGATCGCAGAGGGCTTCTTGAAAAATATGATGCTTACGGGCAAGGTTCTGATTTTCATATTGATGAAGTAACCTTTATGAAGATTAGATTTGAAACATTGAGGAGATGTAGGCAACAGATTCAACGCTCACACGAACACCTTAGAGGATCAAACTACAAACTAAGACACAAAAAGGCTAGTGAGTATCCAGTATTCCTAGAAGAAGATGGACAAGGAAGAATGATATGAACCCTGATACTTTTCTAACTATCATTAAAGCCTCAATTATCTTTGTCTTACTCTTAGCATTTAGTCTTTTAGTAGGAATAATTATTGGAGGATAAAAATAATGAAAAATAAAATCTTAATACTCTGTCTAATTCTAGTAACAGCACTTTTGGTTCAAGTTTTACTAGCAATATTCTCAAAGCTAGATGATATTTACTCAAACCAAACAAAGATATTATGTGCGGAATATGCAGTTCGAGACCACGAGAAAGAGTTTGTTCCCGAACGATGGGCGTTAATTAAGGATCTCTACACTAAAGAGGACTGGTTCAAGTCCTGTATTAGTCATAGTAGTAAAAATATATAAGTTTAATTGCATAGTATGACAAACAAAATTGAAGTAATAAAATTATCAGACAACACAATAATTGTTTATGACAGCCCGACCCTGTGGTTAAGTGGTGTTTATCCACTTGTTGATTTTATTAACATCAAAATTAAAGACGATAGAGGAAACAAGGGTTTTGCTATCGATTTATCCCAAGCCAAAGAACTAGCCGAAATATTACCTGAGTTTATTAAAAAGATTGAGGAGGAGAAATGAAAGAGAAAACACTACGGTTATCCATAACAAGCAGGACAGGGAACTTTAATTTTATGAACCCACAAGAGCAATCTGTAAGTTGCCATATTGCTGTATTCGAAAACGATGTTAAAAAATTAAGTACAAACATTACAATAAATTATGAGGAAAATCCTCTAGTAGCCTATTCTGAAACTGCTATTGAACTATTAGAAGAATGTATTAAAAAAATGTTCATTGATACATCTCGAAAAGAAAAGGAAAAATTGTTGAAATTTATTAAACAAAATTATAAAGAGATAGATCGTGGGTCAATACTTTATTATTTGAACGACTTGAAAGATAAAAAAAGGAAGCTCAATTTAGAAATTAAAAGGATTAAAGCTTTATTAGGTCTATTAAAAATATGAACAAACCAAAAGAAAGAAAATATGAGTTCTCTAAAGATGGGTTAAAGGTTGGAGATATTGTGGTTAACAAAGCTGGAAACAAATTTAAGGTCGTAGAGGTACTAGAGAATTGTTTTGCTGTTAGTTATTGGGATGATTTTAATAGTGGGTCAAATTGGTTTCAATTTAGTGAGGCTATTGAATATGGTTGGACTATCGAACAACCAGTCAAACCTAAGTCTAAAGCTACTCTTAAAAAGATAGAAGAAGCTAAAAAGTATCTTAAAGAACAAGGGGAATTATGAATATAAGAAAAGAATTAGCTAAAAGAAGAAAACAAGAAAAAATTAAAGCCAAGAAGTTTAAGATTATTAAAGTTAAAATATGGCTTCCTGCTAAAAATATAAAACCAAATCAAAAACTTAAATATCTTGTTTTCAAGAGAGACATTACAGAAATTACAGCTTATAAAGCCATAGAAACAATTATTAAAAATGACTAACAAACAAACCGAAGAAGTGATAATGAAAACACAAAAGACTAAGACAGAAAAAGTAAGAACTAATGTAGAGAAAGTGGAGGGGGTGAGTAAATAATATGGATACTGAAAGTGTTAAACAGATAGTAGAAGCAATTAAGACTATAAACTTGAATGTAGATTCTGAAACAGGACTTAAAGCAATTCAAACTATTGCCGACAAGATAGGTTTTTGGTTAATAATTAAAGAAGTTTTGGGTTTTTGGCTAATATTGTTATTGATAATATTGGGTTTTGTCACAGTGATATCAGCTTATAAATTGATATTAAAAGGTATAGATTCCGACAAACAACAGGCAATACTTAGAAAACTTTATGATGAGGAAGATTTGAGCAAAGAACAAAAATTCTTAATAGGAAAGTTTTTAGACAACAATAAATAAAAATAACTGCTGAGCAATCAGTCTAAAAGGCTCAAAGAAATATATGCACGCAATAAATAGTAAAACTGTAAATGAAGTTATGGTTGGTATGAGAATAAGCGGTCAACTAAAACATTGGCGTAAAGTCAAAGGCTTAACACAGGCTCAACTTGCTGAAAAGCTTGGGACGCAACAACCATCAATTGCAAGGATCGAAAACGATGGGTATTTACCCTCATTATCGTTCTTAATTAGAATTGCCGAAGTTTTAGAAAAAAGAGTTGAAGTTAAACTGAAATAAAAGAAATATAAGTAAATAAAGGAATATGAAACCTAACGATAAAATAACTAAGAGACAAATAAAGTTTGGAAAAGAATGTAGTCTTTGTAAAAAACAACCTACAACTGGGATTATTGATCTAACCGAAGAATCCACCCACCTTGCCTTATGCCCTAAACATCTAAAAGATTTTTGTAAAAATGTTATTAAAACAACCTAAGGAGTAAATATGAAAAAGATAATTTGTAAGATATTTGGACACATCAATTATTCAAGTTTTACCTATGAAGCTTACTGTCGTAGGTGTGGAAGTAAAAATGACGATTTATGAAAACTAAAAAGTGTAAGCACGAATATAGGTTAGTAAGATATGAATTTTTACCAGATGATGAAGAAAATATTTGTGAATACGAGTTTTACTGTATTTTTTGTTTGAAGATTAAAATTAAAACAGTTAAAACCAAAATCTAAATGAAGAAGATATTAAGTCTGATAGGAAAAATAGCTTTTGTAGTTTTTGTATTAGTAACTCTTTTTTTAGCTTACTTGTTCGATCCTTACTACCCAATCGTGGTGATAGTCTCATTTATTGCGATGAAGTTAATTCTTAAAAAATTATGAAGAAAGCTAATCACAGGAATCTATTAGTTAAACCTAAGATTAAAGTTAAACAGTTTAAGAACTGTGCTAGTGAGGGTTGTGATGAGCAGATAAACTTAAAATCTAAATATTGTTGGGATCATAAGGATTATTTGGGAGGAGGTGGGAAGAAATGAACAAAACATTACAGAATATATTTATGGTAGCGGGGATTATAATTGCTTTGTATATTGGATACCATCTTGCTGATGGGTGGTTTTCAGCCAAATACGAAACACCAACAGCTTTCAGAGATACCACACCAGCTACAATTATTCAGCCAAAGGTTGATACACAGGTAAGCATTGATACTATTAAAGAAGAATTTATTGATGGTTGTACTCCAGATGGTACTAATAGAGCGTTTTGTGGTTGCGGATTTGATTATATGGTAATAGTTAAGGGAGTAGCTTGGATTGGAGCAGAGGGGATAAATTACAACACAACAGGACAAATGTCTGATGAGTTTGCAAGAGTAGCACAAGAAGCTTCGGAGGTTTGTCTTTAAGATGATAGTCGGCATCTTTTTAGTTGTGGTTGTAACAGTAGTAATATTAGTAATACATACAGCTAAGAAGATGTTGGACATTGCAGATAAATATAATGATTAAGCAAGGTAAGAAAACCATTGCGTGGAGTAAGATCCGAGCAGAACTTAAAAAAGAGTTTGAAGAAAAAGGAATTACCTATTGTGAAGTAGGATATGATGGCTGTACAAGGAACAATTTTCTCTCATTTTCTCACGGAGACAAGAGGAGATATCTAACAGACGATGAGCTTAGAAACCTTGTTGTAGTAGCCTGTATCCCTTGTCACCAATGGCTAGAAGCATTACCTAGAACAGAACTTAGAGCAATAACAAATAGAATAATTAGGCGTAGAATGAGTTATAATTAACTGTAAAACAACAGTATGGCAAAACCCGCATCATTCGTTAAAGGCGATCCTAGAATAAATAGAAAAGGCGCTCCTAAAAAAGAGTGGACTATGGCGGGTATCCTCAAGGAAGCTCTTGAAGAACAAGATGAGAATGGTATTCCTTACAAACTAACTATCAATAGAAAACTTGTGACACTAGCAAAGGCTGGTGATGTTGTTGCTATTAAAGAAGTAAATAATAGAATAGATGGACAATCCCAACAGAAGACAGATATAACCTCAGGAGGCAAACCAATACCACTATTAACAAACTTGAATGTATCAAATAACGACAGCGACAAGGAAACTATCGAATCTTAATAAAAGGATAAAGGGTGTTGCTGGTGGAACTTCTGCCGGTAAAACTGTATCTATAGTCCAGTTGTTAATTCACAGCTCACAGATAGACGAGACACCCAAACTAACATCAATAACATCTGAATCAATGCCACACCTTAAAAGGGGTGCTATGCGTGATTTCTTGGAGATTATGAAGACACACAACTACTTTGATGATAAGAGGTGGAACAAGTCTGACTTTACCTATACATTTGAAACAGGATCTAAAATAGAGTTCTTTTCATTGGATATGCCACACAAAGTTAGAGGTCCAAGACGAGACAGACTATTTATCAACGAGGCAAACAATATTCCACAAGAAACATTTGACCAGCTAGAGGTTAGAACTAAAGACGAAATATGGCTTGACTGGAATCCAGTATCAGAGTTTTGGTGGTATACAGAAATATTAGGTAAGCGTGATGTTGACTTCATAATATTAACTTACAAGGATAACGAGGGACTATCACAGGAGATTATTGATTCAATTGAATCTAGGAAAACTAACAAGCTGTGGTGGCAAGTGTATGGATTGGGAGAATTAGGAGAAGCAGAGGGTAGGGTGTACAAAGATTGGAAAACTATTGATGAGATACCACACGAGGCACGACTTGAAAGGTATGGATTAGATTTTGGTTACTCTAACGATCCAGCGGCTATTGTGGCAGTGTATTACTATAATGGCGGGTATATTCTTGATGGAATTGCTTACCGGAAAGGATTATTCAACAAACAACTAGCTGACATTATCAACAACCAACCACAAGCCCTAGTCATAGCTGATAGTGCAGAGCCTAAGAGCATTGATGAGATAACCGAATATGGTGTCAGTATTATTGCATCAGTTAAAGGGCAAGGTAGCCTGTTACAGGGTATACAATTTGTTCAACAACAACGAATATCAGTAACCAAGCGCAGTCTTAATATCTTAAAGGAGTATCGCAACCACTTATGGCAGACAGATAAAGATGGTAAGATTATCAATGTGCCAGAGCCTATATTTGACCACTGTTTAGACGCTGTTAGATATGCCATTACAAGCCTCAGAGCTGTTGATGAAGACGAGGACTTACCAGACGATACCCATTGGGTTAATCAACTTTAATGAATACAGAGCTGTCCATATCCGAGAAGAATGTTTTGCCTCATACTGATATTGAAAGAGATATCCAAGAAAGACAAAACGGACTATTTACTTTTACTTTAAGGGTGAATAATTCACAGGTAGTAGACTATAATGTAATGGAATACATCGATGGCAATAAATACCTCAGCCTTAAATCAATTACTTTCGAAGAACATACCATTGCACGCAATAGTAGCTCACGAGGTTAAGCAAACCCCATACGGCACAATTACCTTTAATGTTGTACTACAAGATGGAGTAGCAAGGTTAGAAACCTTAAATATTGTGAAGAATAAAAGGAAGCGTTATTCTAATATTGTTAAAAACCAGAGTTAACGGTACGATATGGAGTACAAAACTAAATTAAGGTATAATAGCAACAGCAAAGTCTAAAGTAGCTATTTTTGCAACACTAGGACGCAGTTTATAACTGTGTCTTTTTTTATGTCAATTTATGGATAAAGATAAAACAGAAACACCTAAAAACTTAATATTCCAACGCAAGACCGCTGCTGAGGCGTATATGTCGACCAAGCGTGAAATGTTTGACAAGGTCGAGCAACTATTCCACAACACCCTTAACGATTCAATATCAGCTAAAGCCAAATCACAAGTCTTTGACCCTAAGTTATCCACATTAACGATTGAGCGTGGTTATCGTGTTATGGCTCAATTGCCAACAGGTAAGGTCAAAGCTATATCTAAGAATGATTTAGGATCGGGTAAGTTGATGGACTTGATAATGGACAAGTATGTATTACCTAATGCTAAGGCACAGTTTGATTTCCTAACCAAACTTAGAATGGCAGATATATATTCCAATGTTTACGGTTGTTTCTATACAATGATTGACTGGGATGTTAAAGCTAATGGATATATTGGTCCAGATATGTGGCTACTTAACATTAGAGATGTGTTTCCACAGGTTGGTGCAGTATCACTTGAAGATAGTGATTATGTCATTGTCAGAACTTGGAAACCAATATCTTACTTTGAAAGCCTAGCTAAACAAAAAGGTTTCAAGAATATTCCACAAATCATAGCTAAATTAAAAGAAAAAGCAGGGTCTAAAGACACCAGAGACACTAATTCAACCTCACAAAGAGAAACCACACAGTATCCCGAAGCGACAAGTGCTAATAAGTCTGGGTTCTTTGAAGTATTAACCCAATATGAGCGTGATACTTGGATAGACTACTGTGTTGATGCAGACTTAGAGTTTAGAAATATTAAGAATCCACACGATAACGGAGAGTTACCGGTTGTTTGTAAGTACTCTATTCCTCTTTTAGACGATTTTATGGGTATGGGAGACTT